GATATTACACTATAATAACACTTTAAACGTCCCCCCCATTATAAGAATTGTTCTAATGTTCCCCTCCTATTGTTTACTCTCTCCTGTATTAAGTTACCATAATCCTCATGCAATTCGCACCCTATGTAATCCCTACCTAATGATTTTGCTACCATTGCAGTAGTTCCAGATCCCATAAATGGATCTAAAATAATATCATTTTTTTCACTACCTGCTTTGATACAATCTATTATTAAATCTGGTGGAAATACTGCAAAATGTGCCCCCTTATATGGTTTATTAGTTATCGACCAGACAGACCTTTTATTCTTTGTTCGATATGATTTAGTAAGTCCAGAATGGGGTTGTAATCCTGTTCCTTTGTTGTGATATTTGCCGTTGGTTCTATCTCTTGTTCCCCAATCTTTTGCTGGTTCTTTGATACTTTCATTGTCATAATAATACTTCTTATTCTTACTTAGTAGGAACAAATATTCATGGGATTTAGTACATCTATCTTTCACACTTTCTGGCATAGGATTAGGTTTATGCCAGATAATATCTTGTCTTAAATACCATCCATCTGCTCTTAATGCAAATGCCAACATCCAAGGTATTCCAATTAAATCTTTCTCTTTATATCCTTTTAATTTATTACCTCGTCTTGCACATTTGTCTGGTAAATCTTGTTTATTAGCAGAAACAGTTTGTTTAACTAATGCTTGACCTTTTCCAGGTCTATAGTTATAATAAGAGTCACCAATGTTCAACCACAATGTACCATCTTCTGTTAGATTATTTCTTACCTCTCGGAATACTAATACTAATTTTTGAATATACTCTTCTGGAGATTCTTCTAGTCCTATCTGATAATCCTCCCCTCCATAATCTCTTAAACCATAATAAGGTGGAGATGTAATACAACACCTAGCTTTTTCATCGAATTCTTTAAGTGTTTCGAGACAATCTCCAAATAATATTGTATCTCTCATTTAGTTTGCTCCGATACTATTGCTTTTAATTTACCATCTTCAATAGTAATGTTTATTTGATGTTGTAAATCATTATCAGTATCCATAAGTCTAATATCTATTGCACCACCTTTTCCATAACATTGCATGAATACTTTATTACATTTTACTTTCCAATTCTCTGGACTCTCAGCGTGTTTATATACAGGATTTGAGTGCTTATCCTCATATCCTTTAATCCACGGAGTATTTTCATTTAAATTAAACCATTCTTTCATAATTACCTCCTAATAGTAGAAATAGCGGGTTCACCTTTATTGAACACAGTATCAACAACTGCCTCAACTTTACGAGATGTAGATATACCAACCTTATCATAACATGGAACCACAACAAGACCATAAGTTTTTGATTCACGACCTTTTCTTATTACTCTACCAATAGTTTGACTAATACTAATATAATCCATGTTTCTTAAGAATAATGCTGCTTCTAATCCTCTTACATTAATACCTTCAGATAATATACTATGATGTAATACTACAAATCTTTTAGTATCATCTTGACCCCAAACATTAAGTACATCAAAAAATTCTTCACGACTAACCTTTTCACCATCTATAATTCCACCAGTCTTTGCTGTAATATACATCCACGAATATCCTCTCCAAGATAATTCATCCACTAACTTAGATTGTGCTACTAAATTAACAATCTGTTTGGTAGATCTTGCACAAATAAGTATCTTATCAGTATCAACATCATCAATAGTTGATATTACATGATCACAATCTTTCTCATAGCTAAATCTACTATCATCAGGAACATCTATCTTCTTAATGATAACTTTAGGTGGTAATATATGACCTTCTTTCACTAACTTAGGTGCAGGTACATTTATTATTACTTTACCATAAACTTTCTCATTATTCATTCCTGGTTTCTCAATAGTAGTGCTATGCTTAGGAGTAGCAGTAAAGAAAAAGCACCTACTGTTATCTCTAGTTGCAAAATGTTCAGTAGCAGGGTAAAAGTTTCGTTGAACACTATTATGTGCCTCATCAAAGTAAATTGTATCTATATGAGCATAACTTTGCTTTATTCTATGTAGAGAATGATAGGTAGTAAATATAATCTTATTACCTTTACTAAATCTACTCCACTCAGCAATCTTTACTGGTGAAGTTGTGCTAAAGTGATGAGTTTCTCCACTATGAACGTGCATTACCTGAACATATCTATACTTTTCTCTTATAACTTCTAAAAATTCAGATGATAATTGATTTGCTAATAATATACGAGGTGCAACAACTACAATAGTTTTAAAACCACTATCAAATTCTCTAATAGCATCCTTTATCATACACATGGTCTTACCACCACCAGTAGGCACGATGACTTGACCCTTATTATATTCACTTAAACGATTAAGTGTCTCTGTTTGATGTTCACGAAGTTGGATCATTAAATAATAACCATTAAGTAAATTATACCATAAAAGGTATTTTCACGCCATAGAGACGCTTATGGGTTCATTATAAGGACACTTTAATGGTCCCCCCTATTTCTTTTCTTTGTTCCTTCTTGTTATTTCTTTTTGAGTTACAGGATGTTTTAATTCACTCTCTTTACTCTTACCTGTTGTTTTTAATCTTATATCTCTCAGGTATGCTTCACCCTTCTTTCTCATCTCTTTTCTTTCTGGTGTAGTATATGATTTCTTACTAGGTCCAGTATTACCTTGCCCTATTGATTTATACTTAGGATCTACCTTTGCCTTTTGTTTCTTTGCTAAAAGTTCAGATGCGGTCTTAGTTTTAGCACCCCTTTCTTTTGCCTTACGCTCTAAATATGCTTTCTTCTGTGCATCTTTTGCTGATAATGCAGCAGTTCCTCTTGCTTGTGTTGGTTGCTGCTCTCTTGTAGATCTTGGTTTCTGAGTACCAATATCTTTTCTTGCTTTATATGTTTTAGCAGGTACAGTTTTACCACCACCCACTGCTTTCACCTTACGTTTCTCTGGTTCTGATTTCTTTCTTTCAACACCCACTCTTCCACCTTGACCCTGTTTACGAATCTGGGATCTACCCTGAATCTCAGGATCATATGCTTCAAGAACAAATTGCTTAAAGGTTTTCATCAGCAAAAGAAATGGTTTTAGTTATTTAGGGTTTTCTATTGTTTTCTTAATTGTAGCAGCACCCTTATGGACTAATCCATTTTTGTAAAAAAACTTAACTCTTTCCCTACGGAGTCCAATCAAACGATCATACTCTGCTTGCTGTTCCTTAGTAAACTTAAATGCTTGATGTTTAACTTGTTCTCTTAATTCTTCTAATTGTTTAAGAACTTCAGATGGTTTCATGTTTAATAATACTTATTCATTACAATTACACTTTGATGGTCCCCCTATGTTCTATCATCATACTGTGCATAATGCTGAACAATAGGACTCTCACGTTTTTTAATAAACTTCAATTCATTCCAATATGAATCATAACATAATAATAATGTATGAATATATTTGTGGGGATCATTTTTAGAATATTCACAATCAGGTTTAGGTCTAACACCAGTTTCTATTGTAATGTATCTTGGAACTGGGTTCCATCCATACTTAACTCTTTTTTCATTATCAGGTTTATCACCCTTAAAATATACCCATCCCTCATCTATTGATCCATCAGGATGTTGCCAAATAACATAATCATCAACTTCTGGTTCATATTGTTCAGGCATGATTGATTGTTTATTGAGTTAAAAATTAAAGAAGATTTGTAGGTAACCATCCCTTATCTGTTTTTGATCCAGTTGGGAATCTTACATCATCCTGCAATACTGCCTTGAGATCATTAGGATTTTCACCATCTCTAATATATCTTTTTAACATACGATCACATTGACCTTTAGTTAGATTTTGTGCTTGATCTTCAATCAAGTGCCAACCATTAGATGCTTGCTGAATGATCTTATATTTTAAATCTGATTGTGGAGTATTAGTCATTTGTTTTAATCTATCTCATTATATGTAGTAAAATACCCTACCATTATAAATGATAGGGTATTTAATGTCAAGAAGTTGGATCGTAATATTTCATATAGAGAACAAATCCAACAATAGCTAAGACAATAAGTAATCCAAGATAAGCAAACATAATTAAATAAACTCCGCAAGATAATAATCAACAGTGATTTCTAATTTTGCTGCTTCTTGTTCACATTCTTCGATGAACTTCTCCAGCATTTCATCTGTTTTGTTAATGAAGTGTTGTTCGCTGTTCATACTTCCACCTCCTCTGGAATTTCTTTTCTAACTGGTTTGTCATAATGTAAATCATAACATTCCCAGACACCATTGTCAAAGATGTAAGCAAACTCTTCATTATTATCGAAGAAATCTTGCTCAGTGAGATCTAATCTCGGTTCAGTATTTTCTCCTCTGTCATTATAATACTGAACATGAAGATCAACCTTTTCGAGATTCCAATTACTATCAGAATCGCAACAAGATATATCTCCACCATCAATTAACTCTGCAACTTTCTCTTTTGTGTTAAACTTATCTCTTAAAGTAACACCCAACCACTGAGGATAACCATCCCAGTGATGATAAACAGACAGAATAGAATCATCTGCTAATCGTAAACCAATTCGAGAACGAGTTGCCATTTAATTCATAATAAAAAACACGTGGGATGTTAGTTCTTTCTTCGGTTGCGAACCGAGAGGCACATCCATCTCCTCGTTTTTGTGTGTAGGACTTACAGGGCGTAATTTCTCAACTGAATTGAGACAACCATAGACCCTTGCCTAAATGATGTGGGACTTACACTCATTGATATCCCATCCCCTTTCGGGTTTAAGTATGGACTCTCACCATACCCAATGGATGCCCAAATTAGCGGGAGAAACATTGAGGGTAAGTAATTTTAATTCATCGTCATGTCTCTGCTTCTGTGTCAGAGTAGATGAACCCTCAACTGTTTCTCACTATTCATACACTTTGATGGTCCCCCCTATTCTACACCAGCATTATCACTAAGTATAGGGAAATGACCAGTAAGTTCTGCATACTTAGCACATAATGAAGACTCATACTTATAGAAAGTCTTTGCATTATATGTTATTTCATCTCCCCACGGAAGATTAATAGTTGCTTCTGCTAATGGTACATCAAATACATACCATTCTACTTTTTTACCATCACGAATAGCAGCATATTGTGTTTCAGTGATGTTAAAGTTAGTAACTGAACAAGTGCCTTTTGCTCTTGCTTTTCGAGTGCCACAGTTATAAGAACCATGCCTACCCTTCATACCAACATAAGTGCCACCAATCTTAACTATCTTACCATCAATTACAATAGCATAGATAAGTTCTCTGTAAGACTTATACTTATCTTCTAATCCATTAACAACATTATATTGAATAGGATTAACTTCAGAATTCTTGATGAATCTATATTCTGGTTTTAATCCAGCATCAGCAATTTTATAAAATCCATATTTCAAAAATGTATCAATGGATAGTTCGTTACTAACATCAATACGGTACTCATTGAGTACATCAGGTAAATAACTCATTTTGTAGTTTTTAAACGACATGAGGAAGTTTTAAACGTCCTCATAATGTTATTGTATCATGTAAATATCAGTCTTTAATATTTAAGTCACATTTCTTATCATTGTATGCTTTGACTACTAAAGACTTACCTCCCACGTTAGGTGCTCCCATGTTAGATACATACTTACTCCAATCTATCTGTTCAAATATATCTCTTACATAATCTTTATTTGCTTTGAATAAGTAATGTGTGGTAGTTTTTGGATCAACTGTATCAAAATCACATACTCCAATCTTACCCCAATACTTAAGTGCAAAATCCCAATATTCTTTATTCTTTATTTGTTCCCTAACAGCAGGTAATCCAGGTACATTATCACAAGTTAAAAACATTTCAAAATCTTGATGTTTAGTTGGTGGTCTTTCTCTTATTCTTATATCTTTTCCTAAAGAAATCTTAGACCAAACTTGCATACAACAAGGAACATCATATTCCTCACCATTTAATACAAATGAATTCTTAGGTAATAATTCACTATAATATAATCCAAATGATTTATCTAATTGAAATTGTACTTTCCATGATGTTGACCATTTAGCAGGTACAATAAATGCAATTAATTCACTAAATGTTGCTGCATGATTAAAGAATCCTTTTGCAAGTGGATTCATATAACCTGATCCAAATGGGGGATTAGTTACTGTTGCTATCCTTATATTATTTGTAAGAGGATGATAAGGAGATTCATAAGCAAAAAAGTCCTGTTGGAGTATATTATCTCCTTCAGGTTCTATATCCATTCCAATAGCTTTTGAGGGAAGATATTGTAATATATTACCAGAACCAGCAGAAGGTTCAACAACTAAATCAAACTCATCTAATGGTGCATACTTATTAACAATATCTATAAATCTCTTTGCTATTTCTGGATGGGTGTAAAACTTATCAAAATCTTTTGCATCAACCGCCATCAATATCACATCCAATCATAGCACCTGTAACAATTCCAGTAGGAACTGCCCACCATCTTCCATTGCCTCTACTTATAGCAGCAGCAATTCCACCACCTAATAATCCACCTGCAAGTGTACCTTCAGAACAATCATTATCATCAACTTCCCGATATGTTTCTACTACTGTTCTCTTAGGATTAGTAATCTTTGCTTCTTCATTATCACATGGGAACTCAATAGTTTCCTTCCACGACCTTACATAACCTGGTGAATCCTCAGTGCCAGGTATATACTCTTCTCTGTATTCTTTTCGATAACAACTACGACTCTTAGAATATCCTCCTTGAGACTCTACATTACCTGCAAAAGAAACAGTAGGTACTAACATCAAAGATGCAAGTAAGACTCCTGATAATTTCATACTAACCTCCATTAAGTTGACAACCTACCATAGAACCACCAATCATTCCCAAAGGAACAGTCCATAAATGATCTTTACTATAACTTCCACCATTAGTTATTCCATACGCACCTGCACCACCAGCAATAGCACCTAATACTGTACCTGATGTGCAATTATTATCATCAACTCTTCCTCTTGGTTCTTGACGAGGTGGTGCTGGATAATACTGGACATTATTAATTGTCGGTTGCCCATGATGTGCTAAATGAACATCATTATGACGACTGGTTGTTGGTTGATGATAAGTAGGTTGAGTATTCTGTTGATAGTTAGTTCCTACCTCGTTACTATTACCACAAGGAACTTCTATCTTATCCCTACTTGATTTTACATATCCTTTTGATTGAGAACTACCAGGAACATATTCTTCCTTGTATTCATAACGATAACATGCTGACTCCTCAGTATATCCTGGTTGATACCTAGTAACATGACGTTGCTCTGCCAATACTGAAGGTGAGACTAGAAGCAATGCTGCCAAAGGAGTAGCGACTGATGACAAAGACTTCATTCTGTTTCAATTTTATTTCTCCTTATATAATATAGGATTTCTAAATCATTGTCAAGAAGTTTGTACCAGTTTCTCAAGTGGTTCCATTCTAAGGAACTTTGATTCTTTATTATAGTATAAAGTATGATCGTTTGTTGTCAAATAATACCCATCAATGGTTTGTCCATCGTCAGTATAACCATATGCTATTACACGATGTTCTTCACCATCTATACGCAATTTCTTCTTACCATCCAAATAAGATTGGTATCGTTCGTCTAAATTGAGCATAAACATTTGTTTT